ACGTGCCCACCCCCATGAGGCCGCGTCGCGAGGAGGCCGCCGAAGCAATCGTGTACTCCAGGTACGGCCCATTCTCCTGGCCGGTCTCAAACACCATGCAGTTGATTGGGTAACTCTGTGGCGTCTCCGGCTCTATTGCCAGGTAGTCGTGGTCGTACTCAAGCACCGAGAGGGCAAACTCCTGGGCTTTTGCGAAGCCGCTGCCGACCATCTCCTGGCTGGTAAACACGCCCGTGGCCGCATTGAAGTCGGCCAGCCCTCGGTCGTTGCCGGTCGAGCGAGCATTCCCAAAAGTCGCGTTGTCGGTGTCGTCCATCGTGATGCCGGCTCGAATGGCGACGTTGACGGGAGTGCCGCCGGCGACCTTAAGCTTCAGCTTGCAGGAGGCGACATTGCCCTCAATGCCGCTGGTGTCGAATGTGGCGGTGAAGCGGGCAATCTGGCCATAAACGGCCCCATATCCAAGGTGCCTGGAATAGATGCGCAGCGGCCACATGCGGCAGCCCACCCCCGGAAGCCACTCGGTGGTGACCTTGCAGCCCGGATCGGATGCGGCGGCGTGAATCTCCGCCCATGTGAAGTGCTGTTGGTTTGGGCCAAGTTGGTCCGGCTGGCCGTCAAGATACCAGCGAATCAGATTGGCTGCCTGCGCGTGAACGGATGGGTCGAGATCGACTATTGGGGACTCAACCGGCGGAATTTCATCAGCGGTCCAGGAGCGGCCGGTCGCTATTCGTTTGGCAGTCCTTCTGGCATACAAGTTTTCGGCCCTGGCGGTAAGTGCCGCGACTTCCGCCTTGTGCGGTTCCAGATCGAAGGTGAGCGTGTCGATGGCTTCGTCCTCTTTGCCTTCCGGCATTTGCGTATCGCTGAGCTTGCCTTCCGATTCGCCAAAGCGTTGCTGCCACTGATACAGGTGAAGTCCGACCTTGCTGTCGCCGTCGAACATCCAGGACAGGCCGTCGTTGCGGACTCCCTCGCTGCACGTCACGTTGATCGACACCGCCGCGGGGGCCATGGCAAGGTCTAACTGCGGGCCGAAGGCATGTTGATCGGTCTTGACGCTTGTCGTGGCGTCGATGATCGCCTGGCGGCAATCATCCGTGTATGACATCCTTATCCAGCGGCCGTCCACGCAACGCACCGTCCAGGAGCCATCCTTCTGGTCATGCTCCACGGTCACGGCATCGGCGATGGGTATGAACTTCGTCTCGCCATCGACGGTCGCTTCCATCCATACGGGCCTGGCATAGACGCGACCGCCCCACGCATGGATAGCGTGGCAGGGACTTACGGGAGTGATGGTTGAATCGGCCATGCTTATTCCTCGTAGTACACGACCTCGACTCCGACGCCCTTGGACGCGGCGGAGGTGTAGATATTGAGCGCGTCGCCGGCGTCGGTGCCGTAGCGATAGGCGGCCGGGTCGGCCGAGCCGGCGTCAACCCACCCGCCCGTGTCGCCCAGGCTCTTGACGGCCGAGAGCGGCTTGGCGTTGCCGGCCCCCGAGCAGACGGTGACATCCACCGCCAGCCTGGTCGTCACGTTGATGGCGACCACGCGGATGCTCTTGCCGGATACCGCGGCGACGATGATGTTGTCACCGGCGGCGGAAGCATTGATTACGGCTCGCTTGTAGGTCTTGCCGGACCCGACGGTGATCACGCCGCTGTCGCTGATGTCCACATCCGCCGATTGAATCCATCGCTTGGCCATGCGCTATCCTCCAATGATGAGCTTCCACACCGCGCCCACCGCCAGCGTCACCGTGGAACCAGCGATGATCCACATCAGCCTCGAGCGGACGGCCTCGGCCGACTCCAGACGGTCGAGGCGAAGCTGAATGCCCGGCTTGCCGTTGCCGCGAATCGCTTCGTCCAGCTTGTCGAGCTTGACGTGGACCGAGGCGAACTCGCCTCTGCACACACGGTCGTATTGGTCAGATTCGCTGCACATCAAGCCGCTTTCCTCTCGGCTTGCATGTGTGGTCTTGCGATGTATGATTTGTGCATGATGTGGTTACCGTTCTTGATTTTCTGGGCGATCATCTTTTTTGCCCGGCACGATTTGGGCTGGCGGGGAGTCCTGATCTGCATCGCTATCTGGACTGGCCTTCTGTTTGGCTGCATGTTCATTGGCCTTTCCTCATATGCCTTTGTTGCCGCTCAAGCACTCCTGGACTGCATCCTCATCATCGTTGTCTTCAAGGGCGACATTCGCATCTACTGACACCGCATGTCGCCTCAGTAGACTTCAATCTGCTTCGTGTGAACTCGCAGCGTCCGCCGATACGGGTCGCTGTATCGCCAGCACGGTTCCTTGCCGGGGGCCAGGACTTCGTAAACAAGCGTTTGTTGGCCGACAGTTTCGGCGATCAGGTCGCCGGAGGCCGGCTCAAACGGTTGGCCGTTGAGCGCCAGTTCCGCCGCCGCGATCAGGAAGTCGCGGCTCTCGAACCGCTCTATGGCGCCATACCCGTCGTCGATCTCAAAGACGGTCCGGCCGACCGTGGCCGCAACCTCAAGCGAGTCGTCACCTCGACGGTACGTCACCGGTTTGGACAGGTGCGCCACGCGCTGCCCGTCCAGCCAGTCGCTTGCTTGTTCGAGAAGATCAACCATGCTTCGCTCGCAAGAAGAAGACTTCAGTCCTCAGACTTCAGACTTCAGGAACAGCCAAGACCGTCCGCGCCTGAGGTCTGAAGCCTGGGGCCTAAGGTCGGTTTTACTGCGACAGCCTCACGCGAACCGTCGCATCGGCGTCTGCGGCGGCGCGGACGCACTTGCCGATCAGCTTGTTGCTGGTGGAGGTGGTCGTCGCGACCTTGTTGGTCGCGTCCCAGTAGCAGTTCGCCCCGGCCGTGATCGCCGTGCTTGTACCGGTCGTCTTGGGGAAGTCAAAGACTCCGGCCACCGCCATCGCTCCCAGCGCGTTGGCGGCGATGTCCACTTTCGCCACGCCGACCAGTTCACCCTGAACCACCACGTCCCCAGCCGTAACGGCCGAGGAAGGCGTGTAGTCCACACTGTTTCCATCATGCACGAATCTTGTCGCTGCCATGTGTCATGCTCCTGTCAAAAAGAGGCTTACGCCTCGCCCTTCATCTTCACGCCGCCGCGGTAATCCTGAAGCGCCACGCCGAAGTCGAAGTACCCCCGAAACTGGATGCCCAGGACGTTGAAGTCCGCATCCGCCCGCTCGACGGTGGGGGTCTGTTGGCCGTTGAGGAAGGCCACCTCGATGGCCGGCAGGTCGTTGGGGTCGGCCAGCAGATACCACGCCTTGGACGAGTAGCCCGCGATCCCGGAATTGCTCAGGTACGCCGAGTGCGCTACCGTGAATTTGCCCGTGTGCGGGTTGTTGGTGGCGTACTTGGTGCTGGCGGTGGTGTCGCGCAGCTCCGTCGCCTGCATCAATTGCGTGCCGCGGACGAGCAGCGCCGGCGGGACCAGCAGGACCGTCGGCACGACGCCCAGCGGGCTGCCTTCGGCGTCCTTCTGCTCCAGGAAGAGCAGTTCCGCCGCCGTCAAACCGTCGATGGACAGGGCGGTATCCGCCCCGGCCTGATAGTTGCCGTGGCCGGTGGTGAAGAAGGCGGCGTTGTTGAGGAAGCCGGTCCAGAAGACCTTGTTGAGCTTCAGCGCCCCGCCCCGGCCGATCTTGCGAGGCAGCGCGGTAAGAGCGCCCATGTCGTCGTTGATGAAGTCGGTACGGGTGACGCCGAACATCCGCCCGTAGGTCTTGGCCTGGTTGGTGAACGACTCCTCGTCCACCTGCCCGTGCTTCAGTTCGCCGGTCGGCCCGACCTCCTGGTACTCGAAGGCCCCGGTCAGCCGGTAGCTGGTCACGGCCTTGAAGTCCCGGACGTTGCGGGTTGCGGCGATCCGCTTCCAGGCGTCCTCGACGCTCTCAAAGCCCGCCAGCAGGAACTTGTTGGCGACATTGGACAGGATTCCCGGCAGGCTGAACGTGCTGAACGCCGCCCGCAGCGAACCCTCCATGTCAGAGCGGAAGGACCGGCCCGAATAGCCGTTGGCCCAGGCCGCCTCCAGGATGAGTTCCTGGAGGCCGATACCGCTGCGGAACCGCCGGCTG